TTTCTCCAAGTGTGTGTATTCTTGAGTCATAATTTTCATCTATGATTACATCAAATAGACCAGCATTTCTTAATTCATCAGAAGTCATACTTCTTGCGTTTAAGTGATAACCTGTTGATGACCTAAACTTATTAGGTACATCTGGGTACGTTGTGATAATTCCGTTGTTATTTACTGCTTTCATATTATTAACTTGTTGCTTCTTGACTAATTGTTGCCCACTGTTCAGTGTTGCCGTTAGTACTTACGATTTGAATTAAATTTGATACAGTACCATCATAGGTACCTGTTATTTCTTTTACACTTGTTGGTAAAGTTACTCCTGCTCCACCTGTTAAAACTAAATCAATAACCATTCCTGTTTTTGCATTAGAAAAAGAAAAAGTTTCTGTTGCAGTTACTGTTTTAGTAAATACTGTAGCTTCATCCCAATCTATTACATTTCCAGTCAATGCTTGTATTTCTGTAAACTCATCTGCTAATTTAGCATAAGTAATTTGGTCATCTGCTATGTGTACTGTGTCTATTGCACCATCTGTTATCTTTGCCGAATCTACTGCATCATCTGCAAGTTTAGCTGTAGTCACTGCTCCATCAGCAACACCACCAGCACCATTATATAACTCCGTAAAGTTATCATTTGCTTTATCCATAGCACTTCTTAACGGGTCACCTGTTCCATCGTTTGCCGAAGTACCTATATTTATTGTTTGTTTTGCCATTTTATTTTATTTTAATATACTGTTGCGTCTGCTGTTAAAGTTGTGCTATCTGCACTAAATAATGTCGTATCTACTGTCAAGTATGAGCCATCTGCATCAAACGGATAAATTATACCCCATCCATTCGCTTCATTAACGTTTCCAAACCAACTTACACTATATACTGAACCAAATCCCATTTTCTTATACTGGATAAATTATTCCCCAATTATTAGATTCACTATCATTTCCCCACCAACTATCATCATACACGCTTCCAAACGACATCTTTTATCTTTTTTAAATAACTACTTAATTTAAATTCGTTTTCTTTTTTAGGTTTATATGTTTGTTTCTTCTTTATAGTACCCATCCTGTAAAATTAACATCCCTCTCTGGATACATTCCACCATCTTGATTTCCTATATAGTCAGGATATAATTCTAAATTATCATCTATATAATCAATAAACCTTTTAGCATAAAAATCTGCTGTTTCTGTAGCATGTCTAGTTAATTTTGTTATCTCTGATTCTGATACAGAAGTAGCATTTTCGCTATTATGTTTATATATACCTCCATTACTAATTTGATAAGCAGCATAAGGTAAATACGTTGCTTGTGTGTACCAAATAAGCATTGGTTTTATATAAGTATTAACTAATGTTGAATTATTAGCTGTTAATGTGTCGTTAATTACTTGAGTTTGTAATGTATCATACAATCTAGTACCAAGATAGTTTTGTATAACAGTATCTTGAGCTACTTCAACAAACTGTATAAGTTTATCAGTATCTACATTACCGTCTATTATAGACTTTCTTTTTAACTCTTCTAATGTTATAAATAATGCTTTCATTTCTTATAATTTGGATGATGTCCTCTGTTTGCCATATCTTTTGGTGCAATTTCTACTTCAGGAGCGTTTTTAGGCTCTTTTAAGCCACCTTTTATTGCTTCTGACTCATTGACAAGGTTGCTATCTGAAACCTTCTTCTTATACACCTTTAATTCCCAATAGTGATGACAATTAACACCACCTTTATATTTAAATAATGAATAGTTCTGTCCTTTATGACCTAATTCCTTATTTACACCTCTAAAAGACATCGTATTTATATCTTCTTTTCTAAATACAAGATTTTGTCCTGTTAATGTTTCCATTCTCATACAAAACCTTCTACTATTAGCTGAATTTCTTACAGGAGCATAAGAATAACGAACCTTATATGTTGAATTGTCTTGTGATGAAGACTTATTAGGTTTAGCGTCATCTTTTGATACTTCTGCAAGTTTAGTAAAGTCAAACTCTGCTTCTGTATCTTCTACTTTTTCTGTATGTACTAACTCCCAATCGTTTTCATCTACTTTTTCCCCTAATGACTCTAATTGTGATAATAAATCATCTCCCTGTTCATCATCAAAGTCATTCTTTTCTTGACTTGATAGCTTTTCACCAGTTTCTTCTTCTCTTTTAATCTTTGTTTCTATATTATCAAGCTCTGTAAACTCAATTGGTTGTAGAGTAACAAAGTAAAGATTAAGATTTATACCATTAAATGCTAACAGCTCGTTAAATGAGTTGATTAGTAGGGTCTGAAATGGTCTTATTACAATATTATCCATTAAAACAGATGCTGTTCTTAATTCCTCTGCATTATTACCAAAACCAGTATTATCTTTAATACCAAGTAGTATAGGAGAAACAACACCATGACCAATCATTATCTTTTCTCTTGATTCTTTAGCTAAAAACTCATATTGTGCATGTGCATCAGGTAAATGAATAGGCTCTACTGTTGATTGAGCTTCACTATCTTCATTAAAACATAATATAAATTTACCAGCATTAGAAGACCCGCTGAATTTATCATATATCTTTCTTTCTATTAAATCTTGTGCTTCATCACCTGGAATACCATTGTTAAAATTAAGTAAAAGGCTAGGAGCTAAACCATTTTGTATATTGTTAATGTGATAATTTGATACTTCTTCCTCTAAACTACAATATTGTAAACATCCTTGATAATCTACAGGAGAGTAATAATAAAATCCAGCTCTATATGGTTTTATATAATATATCTCTACTTTTTCACTTTTCTTACCAAATTTAAAGGCTGGTATTCTTTTTGGTTTATCATTAGGTTTAATTTCACTCCACTTTGGATGATAATAATATGCTTCAACTTTTCCATTTTTAGCTTTTTCTGCTCTTAATGTTTCAGCAGGAAAATGCTGTAGTTGCATAATTTTAGTTTTTGCTTTATTGTAAACAACTTGTATAGAAGCTTGACCTAATAACTTTAAATCACTTACAATTCTTCTTACATCTTTATCTTTTAATAAAGCTTCCATCTGTCCAAACTGAACAGAATTTTCTTCTGAATCTGTTGCATTTAATCCTCTACCGTAAATTAAATCTGTTATACCATTAACACATCTTGAATTAGTAGGACTTCCTAAATATCTTTCTATTAACTCACCAAAATAGTCATTATTATCACCATATTCTATCCAATCATTTCTTGGTGATTCTTTAATAGTTGGCACTTCGTACCCAGATAAATTTATTACTTTTATTTCGCTCATAATATTATGTATTTTTGGTCATCCGTATCAGTACCAACATACTCATTGTATTTATTACTGTTTAAGGTGTGGTCTGTTGTATTATCGGTTTGAGAAGTACAATATGCTTTTCCTCTGTATAATAATGTGCTTCCTTGTTTCAATTCAAACGAATAACTGTTTTCAGCTGTTAAAATACTAAAAGCTATAGACATCTGCAAGAAATTACCATTAGATGATAAAGAAGATGTAACACTATTTATAGTTTGTGTTTTTCTTGTGCCGTCTTCTACGATAACCATAGATAAGTCACTTGCAACCGTATATACTCTAGGTATTATGCTAATTGTTTGAGATGATGTTGTAGGTGATAATCTTATCATACTTATATAACCTATTATGTTGAATATTGTTCAAAAAAAAGAGGACTATTAAAGTCCCCTTTCTATGTTTAAGAAAATCTCCTATGTTTAAGAGTTCGCACCTTCAGTAATAGTAATAGTACCAGTTAATCCAGCAAAGTCTGTTGAATTAAATACTTCTTGTCCTTCAGTGTGAGCCATAAATACAGCAGGTTTAGTTTCCATACCAGTTAATGTCAATGTATATCCACTTAAATCTCCCATTGCTGCACCAGTTACAACTGTACCACCAGATACATCTGCACCGTGTTCAAGACCAACCATCATAAAGTTACCATTATAATCTTCAACAGCAACGTGAGGTCTTCCATAAGCCATTAACTTTAATTGCTTGTTATCTAATTTAGATAGTTTTTTAAGCGTTAAATTTAATGTTTGCTCGTAGAATGTTGTTCCGTTTTCTCTTGAAGAGTTAACAGTTTGTTCTAATGATGAATTTCCTTTTACTTCATATTTGTAACAAGTTAAGTTACCAGCTACATCGCCAGTATATCCTGTTATATTTGAAATAAATTCTCCAGTAGCATCATCTGTAATACTTACTGTACCTAAATCTCCGTAGTTTACGAAATAAAGATTTTTTATTCCACCAACGACATCTTTACAAGGTTCTTTTCTTCCTAATGTTAAATCACAAGCCATAATTTTTATTTTTTATATAAAAAAAGGGCGGTAGGCTCAAGGCTTACCTACCCTTTCTTAAGTTGAACAATTATTTATTATGCAGTAGCGTATAATACAATATCACCACCAATTCCGTGCTGAATACCAGCAGTAAATCTCATAACAACTCTCACGTTTTGAGAACCGTCAAGGTCAGCCATATCAATTACTTTTACTTCATTTTGGTCAGATAATAGACCTGTACCGAAGAATAAGTTTGATTTTTGTGCTGCTACAGCATCGTTGTCAGATAATCCTGTTGCTAATGCAATTTGAATACCATCAAACTGAAGACCAGCACCACCATTATACCACTGTGTACCTTTGTTGTCAGTACCTGCTGCTCCTAATCCTGAAGCACCAAATCCACCTAAAGCTCTAACGTAGTTTCTATACATATTAGAAGGTAAGTAGATAGTCATATCTTCTGAACCATATACAGTAGAAGGAATAGCGTCAGCTATCTTACCAAGCTCTGTAATAATGTTAGCTGCTGTTGAAGCAGTTCCAGTTACGTCATTAACATCACCGTCAGCACCTAAAGTAGTGATGAATCCATCAAATTGACCTGCAGTTGCGTTAGTACCTGTCCAGATGTTAGTTTCCATTCTTTGAGCTACTTTATCTGCAACGTGTGCAATTAAGAAGTCAGAGAAAGAAGATGGTAAGTTGTCAAATGCAGAATATCCCATTTGTGCAGCTTCCCAGTCACTTCTAAAATCTTTCTTACATAACTCAAGGTTCACTTGGAATTCTTCTGGAGTTAAGATTCTTTCAGTAAGAGTAAGTGTTGATGTGTCATCAAAATCACAAGTTGCGTCTTTAACGATATCATCTGTTGCCACTTTTTTCATTACTTGCTTATATTTAACATTAGGTACTACTGTAATATTCCCCTCTGCTAAAGTTTTACCTGATAATAAAGCTGCAGAAATATATTTCCCAGCAAATTCACCAGCGTAAGTAGTAGTTATTGAAGTTGTTGTTGCCATTTTAAATTAATTTAATTATTAGTTATTGCGTTTAATACTCTGTTGTAAGTCGTGTTTTTATTTGCGTTTGGAGAAAACCTAACACCAATTTTTTCACTTACTTCGTTTTCTGGTGAATGATTAATTGCTTCAGCAGGCTCATCAGCAGATAGTTCTTGTGGAACTTCTTGTTGAGCTTCTTCTTTAGCTTCAATCATACCTCTTAATTTCTCTACCATAGCCTTAAGTTCTGAAACTTCGTCTTTAGTAGCGTACTCTACAGCAGGAGCTTCTTCTACTGGATTCTCCTCGTAGTTTTCCTCTTGTAGTTCGTCAGCAGGCTCTTCAGCAGAATATGTTATTTTAGTTACATTTTCAGCAGGAACCTCTTCTTTAATCTCCTTTTTAGCTTCTTTCTTTTTAGCTTTAGGAGCTTCTTCTTTTAATTCTACTTCAGGAGTAGTTACTTCTTCTTCTGAATTAGTTGATAAAAGAACATCTTTGATTTTAGTTACAATTTCACTTGCTTTCATAAGATTCTTATTTATAGTTATTACTGATTTTAAATTCTTTGTTGTATTTTTAAAAATACCTTTGAGTTCGTTGAATAAAATATTCTATGTCCCAAATATTTGCCGAACCACCGTGTGATTGTATTTTTAATGTTGCTCCGTTATCAATAAAACTTTGGTCAATATAATATTGAATTAACTTGTGTTCTTGTTGTGTT